AACAGAGGATGGCGAAATGCTTCAGAAAGAACTGCAGCGAAGGGGATTCATTGAAAATAATCAGGAGGAATTAAATTTACAGATTCCAATAGAAGGTCATACCGCTGAGAGCATCCGAAATCTTATTTTTATGATTCATAGTAAACAGTATCTTTTGAAGCGGGCTGTCGGTACAGAAGTGCTGCACATGAGTGAACGTCTGATTGAGAGATTATCAGAAGAAAAAGATGCGGATATGAACAGGGTAATGGAGATTTTTGAAGAAGAAAAAGTACATTGCTTTGGTCTAGAGTTTGTGGCTGATAAGATTGTTTTTAACGGATTTCCGATGGAAGCAGAAAGTACAATTTCTTTTGCGGAATTAACCTGCATGATGGCAGAACGTGCAAAAGAGATGAAATGGATTAATCCTGCGGAGATAATTGAGGCAAATGAAAAATATTATATGCGCATCTGGTTGATTCGTCTAGGACTTGGAGGAAAAGGCGGAAAGAAAACAAGGGATCTCCTTTTGAAGAATCTGAAAGGGAACACGGCTTTTCGGACGGAAGAAGAAAAGGAACGTGCAAAAGAGCGCAATCGGCAGAGAGCCGCTGAACGGAAAGTAACACAGGAATAATTTTCTGTAAAATACACAATTTCTTTTCCGAATTTTTGTGTACATTATTGTTTGAAATGACTGGATAATATGTGCTTTTAGAGTGATATATAGACTACGAAAAAAAACACATAGGAGGCGCAACAAAATGAAAACACAGAAGTTCGGGATTGAAATTGAATTAACCGGAATCACCAGAAAAAAAGCAGCAGATGTTATCGCAGAATATTTCGGAACAGAGAAATTTTATATCGGGACGTATTATCAAACTTACGGGGCAAAAGACCGTAAAGGAAGAACGTGGAAAGCAACATTTGACTCCAGTATTATTGCACAGAGAAAAAAGGGTGGAAGAAGGGAGCCTGCCTCGGAAGAATATAAATGTGAAATTGTTAGTCCGATTTTAGAATATGAAGACTTGGAAGATTTGCAGGAAATTGTTCGTCAGCTTCGGCATAAGGGGGCATTCGCAAGTGACCAATGCGGCATTCATATCCACGTGGATGCAAGCAGATATACACCTCAGACTTTACGCAATCTGGTAAATATCATCGCCAGCAAAGAGGACATTTTATATAAAGCTTTACAAATTGATCCGGCTAGGCTTCGATGGTGTAAAAAGACAAATGAACAGTTGATTCAAACGATTAATAAAAGAAAACCCAAAACAATGGAAGAATTAAAGGACATCTGGTATGAGGGGAGTCATAGAAGAAGGACAGACCATTACAACGATACTAGATATCACGGTTTAAATCTTCATGCGACATTCACAAAAGGAACGGTAGAGTTCCGATTGTTTAACAGCACGACGCATGCAGGGGAAATCAAAGCATACATACAATTCTGCCTTGCAGTCAGCCATCAAGCATTGACGCAAAAGAAAGCGAGTGCCAGAAGAACAGTTACAGATAATGAAAAATACGCATTTCGGTGTTGGATGCTCCGGTTGGGATTAAACGGGGATGAATTCAAAACCTGCAGGCTTCATTTTCTGAAACATTTGGAAGGAAATTCTGCATGGAGACATGCTGCTTGAAGGGAATAGGCACAGCCCCACCAATGGCGGTCGAGAGACCGTCTTGAGGTGGTAGGAGGGAGACCTCACTATCAACAGAGAAAGGATGAAGCAAATATGAAGAAGTTGTATATTGCCTATGGCAGTAACATGGATGAGGAGCAGATGGCATTCCGATGCCCGACTGCAACTTTAGTAGGAACAGCAATCGTGGAAGGGTATGAGTTAATGTTCAAAGGTTCTCGAACAGGTTCGTATGCTACGATAGAACCAAAGGAGGGAAGTATCGTTCCGGTATTGGTTTGGGAAATCGGTCAAATGGATGAAAGAAGACTTGACTATTATGAAGGATATCCGAATTTTTATTATAAGAAGATGCTGGAGGTCCAAATCAAGGGGAAAATGAAACGTGCGATGGTATATATCATGGATGAACAAAGGAAAATAGGAGTGCCAAGTGCAGGATATTATCGGATTTTGGAACAGGCATATGAAAAGTTTGGGTTTGAGGAAGATGTTCTGAAGCAGGCTTTGAAAAATTCAATCGAGGAGGTGCAGCATGGTATTTCCGAATAGAAAAATTGTGGAGAATATTCGCAGAGAATATCCAGTCGGTACCAGAGTAGAACTTATAAGAATGCATGATAAACAGGCACCGCCAGTTGGCATGACAGGGATCGTTCTCGGAGTGGATGACACGGCATCCCTTCTGATGCATTGGGATAATGGATCAGGACTGAATGTGATTTATGGGGAAGATTGTGTAAAAAAGATACCCATAGTCAGAACTGTTTGTTATGGAAAGACAGAGGAGTGGTATTCGAGGGAGAAAGCAGAAGAATTTTTCTTTCAGGCAATTTTGGGAAGTGAAGGGAGTGAACAGAGCCGATACATGAAGATATATAATGAGTTAAAAATGGGATTGGACTTTTGTACGGATGGAGAAGACATCTAAAGAAAATTTGTGCAGATTGTGGTACGGATATTGCTGGATATAAACAAGAGTCAGAGGTAACATGTGTGTACAAAAAGAACAGGAGAATTATTATGGGAGAAACATACAGAGGGTATCAAATTACAATCGCTTGGAATAGTGAAACTACAGGATATGATTTTATTATTACCCCGCCGGACAATGGGAAAATAATTACAAGTGAAGATTCATATTTTTATGATTACAATGCTGTGAAAGCAGCAAAAGTAAAAATCGATGAACTTTTCAAGTAAAAACGAAAGGTGCTGAGATAAAAAAGACTTCTTCGGAGGTCTTTTTTTAGTGATGTTTTGGAAGGAGGTGAGAGCAATGGCACAGAGAGGAAGAAAACCTAAGCCTACGGCAGTAAAAGTATTGGAAGGCAATCCGGGTAAAAGAAGTCTGAATACAAACGAGCCGAAGCCTGTGAAGAAAGCACCGAGATGTCCTGCGTGGCTGGAAGATGAGGCAAAGAAGGAATGGAAGCGGATGGCAAAACAGATGGAGCAGTTGGGTATTCTGACAGAAATTGATATGGCTGCTTTTGCAGGTTACTGTCAGGCGTATGCGCGATGGAAAGAAGCGGAGGAATTTATTACTCAGCATGGAACAATCGTAAAGACACCATCTGGTTATTGGCAGCAGGTTCCACAGGTGTCCATTGCTCAGACCTATCTGAAAATCATGAATAAATTCTGTGAGCAGTTTGGACTGACACCTTCTGCAAGAAGCAGGATTGTTACGGACAATGGTGATGATAAAGAAAGCGATGCAATGGAACTTCTGCTGATAAAGGGAGGTGGTGGATAGTGTATGATCAAACAAAAGCGGATCATGCCGTAAATTTTATTAATTGTTTGAAACACACGAAAGGGCAATGGAGAGGTGTCCCGTTTGAGCTGCTTCCGTGGCAGGATAAAATCATCCGTGATATTTTTGGAACGGTAAAAGAAAATGGCTATCGTCAATATAATACTGCATATGTGGAGATTCCAAAGAAAAATGGAAAATCAGAACTGGCTGCTGCGGTGGCTCTGCTGATGACCTGTGGTGACGGAGAATGGGGTGCGGAAGTCTACGGATGTGCTTCTGACCGTCAGCAGGCTTCGATCGTATTTGATGTGGCAGTTGATATGGTGGATCAATGTCCGGCTCTGAAGAAAAGAATTAAGCCAATCATGTCTGTAAAGCGGTTAGTATATCAGCCGACAAACAGTTTCTATCAGGTACTTTCTGCTGAAGCATATACCAAGCACGGCTTGAATGTACACGCAGTAATTTTTGATGAACTTCATGCGCAGCCGAATCGGGAGTTATTCGATGTCATGACAAAAGGTTCAGGTGATGCAAGAACACAGCCATTATATTTTTTGATTACGACCGCCGGAACGGATCGCAATTCCATTTGTTTTGAACAGCACCAAAAAGCAGAAGACATTCTTATGGGAAGAAAGATTGATCCGACTTTTTATCCCGTGATTTATGGTATTGCGGACGATGATGACTGGGGAAGTGAAGAAAGCTGGTATAAGGCAAATCCGTCTTTGGGGCATACGATAGCATTGGAAAAAGTGCAGAATGCTTATCAGAGTGCGAAAGAAAATCCGGCAGAAGAAAATATTTTCCGGCAGCTCCGATTGAATCAATGGGTAAAACAATCTACCAGATGGATGCCTATGGATCGGTGGGATGAATGTGACTTTGAAGTAGATCAAGATAGTCTGCTTGGAAGAGAATGTTATGCCGGACTTGACCTTTCCAGTACTTCGGACATTACAGCGTTTGTTTTAGTGTTTCCGCCGAGAACGGAGGAAGAAAAATATAGCATACTGCCATTTTTTTGGATACCGGAAGAAAATTTACAACTTCGTGTGAGGAGAGATCACGTTCCTTATGACGTGTGGGAAAAGCAGGGACATCTTCAGATGACGGAAGGAAATGTGATTCATTATGGTTTCATTGAAAAATTCATCGAGGATTTGGGAATGAAATATCATATTTTGGAAATCGCATTTGACCGTTGGGGAGCAGTTCAGATGGTGCAAAATCTTGAGGGTATGGGGTTTACTGTCGTACCTTTCGGGCAGGGATATAAAGATATGAGTCCGCCAACGAAAGAATTAATGAAGCTGACATTGGAGAAAAAACTAGCACATGGCGGTCATCCAGTTCTCAGATGGATGATGGATAATGTTTTTGTCCGTCAAGATCCGGCAGGAAATATTAAGATGGATAAGGAAAAATCTACAGAAAAAATAGATGGGGCAGTCGCAACAGTTATGGCACTTGATCGTGCAATCCGTAATGAAGGCACAACAGGAAGTGTATATGATGAGCGTGGCATTATTTCATTTTGATAAAACAGGAGGCAGAGTATGGGATTACGGGAATTATTTGGTTTAAGGGGAGCAAGGGACAAACCGACAAATAGTTATAATTCAGGAGTATCTTTTTTATTTGGAAGAAGCACAAGCGGTATTTCCGTAAATGAAAGAACCGCCATGCAGACAACAGCAGTATATTCCTGTGTCAGAATTCTTGCAGAAGCAATAGCTTCTCTTCCCCTTCACTTGTATCGTTATACGGATAAAGGAAAAGAAAGAGTATTTGACCATCCGCTTTATCATATTCTTCACGATGAACCAAATGAAGAAATGACATCTTTCGTATTCCGGGAAGTCTTGATGAGCCATTTACTGATATGGGGAAATGCCTATGCGCAGATCATCCGTGATGGAAGAGGGCAGGTATTAGGATTGTATCCGCTTCTGCCGGATAAAATGGAAGTTGACCGTGCGGAAAATGGAGAACTTTATTATATTTACACACGGAACACAGAAGAAAATCCCAATTTTAAGGACTATGGACGGATCTATCTCCGAAGAGAAGATGTGCTGCATATACCGGGATTAGGATTTGATGGTTTAGTGGGATATTCTCCGATTGCTATGGCTAAAAATGCAGTAGGGATGACACTTGCCTGTGAAGAATATGGTGCATCATTTTTTGCAAATGGAGCGACACCGGGTGGTGTTTTGGAACATCCGGGCGTTTTAAAAGATCCCGCAAAGGTAAGGGATAGCTGGCACAAGGTGTATGGGGGTTCAAGAAATGCAGGAAAAGTGGCGGTTCTGGAAGAAGGGATGAAATATCAGCAGATAGGGATTCCACCGGAAGAAGCACAGTTCTTGGAAACAAGGAAATTTCAAATCAATGAGATTGCAAGGATGTATCGTATTCCGCCACATATGGTAGGAGACTTGGAGAAATCTAGTTTTTCTAACATAGAGCAGCAGTCTTTGGAGTTTGTGAAATACACATTAGACCCGTGGGTAGTCAGGTGGGAACAGGCTTTGCAGAAAGCATTGTTATTGCCACAGGAAAAGAATGACTATTTTATAAAACTAAATGTGGATGGATTATTACGAGGGGATTATGCCAGCCGAATGAATGGGTATGCTGTAGGCCGGCAGAATGGATGGCTGTCAGCAAATGATATCCGGGAAATGGAAGATCAGAATCCGATTCCAGAGGAAGATGGAGGAAATTTATATCTTGTGAATGGAAGCATGACAAAGCTGGCGGATGCAGGAGCCTTTGCGGGAAAGGCAGGAGGTAATATGCCACAGGTTTAAAAGATTTATGCTCAACTGGACTTGAGCAACACTATGTTGCGTAGCGGAACAATATGCTACTGTTTGGTGACAGGAGTAAAAAGCAGAAGATCCCATGAAAGTGGAGAATTGAAGCAGAACAAGCGGAATATAACAAAAAATAGAAGGCTTTTTCTTTTGAAAGTGGAGGATAAATCCAAAATTAGATGAAAATATCAAAAATAATAAAGTGTGTTTTAAGGACGATAATCAGAAACAGAGTATCTGGTTGTGGTCCTTTTTGTGTGCTTAAAACACAGTCGTAAAAGGAGGAACAGGATGAAACGGAAGTTTTGGAACTGGGTAAGAAATGAAAATGATGAGAGCAGAACCCTGTTTCTAAACGGAGAGATTTCCGATGAAACATGGTACGGAGATGAAGTGACTCCCAAAATGTTCAAAGAAGAATTGCAAGATGGAGAAGGAGATATCACGGTATGGATCAATAGTCCGGGAGGAGATGTATTCGCAGCAGCACAGATTTATAACATGTTGATGGACTACAAAGGGAATGTGACTGTGAAAATTGATGGGCTGGCTGCTTCAGCAGCATCCGTGATTGCAATGGCGGGAACGGAAGTACAGATGTCTCCTGTGGCGATGATGATGATTCATAATCCTGCGACCATTGCTATCGGTGATTCTTCAGAAATGAAGAAGGCAATTGACATGTTGGATGAAGTAAAGGAATCCATTATGAATGCTTATGAAATTAAAACGGGACTATCAAGATCGAGGATTTCACATTTGATGGATGCGGAAAGCTGGTTCAATGCAAAGAAAGCTGTAGAACTTGGCTTTGCAGATAAGCTCCTTTTTTCTAAAGAGGAACTAGAAGGGGAAGAAGAAAAAGAGTTGGAAATGGAAGCAGTGATGTTTTCACGAAAAGCGGTGACGAATTCGCTGATGTCAAAACTGATTCCCAAACCAGAAAAAAAGACACCCATTGAACAGTTAGAAAAGAGACTTAGTCTCTTGGCACATTAAAAGAGGAGGATTTTTAATATGAATCAGATTTTAGCATTAAGAGAGAAAAGAGCAAAAGCGTGGGAGACAGCAAAGGCATTTTTAGAATCTAAACGAGGAACGGACGGGTTGCTTTCAGCAGAAGATACGGCCACTTATGACCGTATGGAAGCGGATGTGGTTAATCTTGGAAAAGAGATCGAGCGTTTAGAAAGACAGGCAGCTATTGATGCAGAACTGAATAAGCCTACTAGTCATCCAATCACAAATCAGCCGGGGAAAGGCAATGGAGGAGAAGAAAAAACAGGAAGAGCCTCGGCAGCTTATAAAACTGCATTTTGGAATGCGATGAGAAAGAAAAATTATCTTGATATTCAAAATGCTCTTCAGGTTGGAACAGATTCAGAAGGCGGTTATTTAGTTCCCGATGAATATGAAAGAACTTTGGTGGAAGCGTTGGAAGAGGAGAATTTTTTCCGTAGTCTAGCAACCGTGATTCAGACCTCCAGCGGAGATCGTAAAATTCCTATCGTGGCATCCAAAGGAGAAGCAAAGTGGATTGATGAAGAAGCAGCATATCCAGAATCTGATGACAGCTTTGGACAGATTTCCATTAGTGCATATAAGGTTGCGACCATGATTAAAGTTTCGGATGAGTTGTTAAACGATAATGTGTTTAATTTGGAAGCCTATATTTCTAAAGAATTTGGACGAAGAATCGGAACGAAGGAAGAAGAAGCATTTTTTACCGGAGATGGCAAGGGAAAACCGACAGGAATCTTTAATGCTACAGGCGGAGCTTCTGATGGAGTCACGACCGCAGGCGCAAGCATTACGTTTGACGATGTTATGGATTTATTTTATTCTCTGCGTTCCCCATATCGTAAAAAAGCGGTATGGATGCTCAATGACAGCACCGTAAAAGCGTTGCGTAAATTAAAAGATGGGAACGGGAATTATATTTGGCAGCCGTCCGTGCAGGCGGGAGTGCCGGACATGATTTTGAACCGACCATATTTTACGTCTTCATTTGTACCGGAAATTGCAGCCGGACAGAAGATCATGGCATTTGGAGATTTTTCCTATTACTGGATTGCGGACAGGCAGGGACGATCCTTTAAACGCCTGAATGAGTTATTTGCGGCAACCGGGCAGGTTGGTTTTCTTGCAAGCCAGAGGGTAGACGGAAAATTAATTCTTCCTGAAGCAGTAAAAACGATGAAACTGAAAGAAACGAGATAAGAAGGAGGGGTGTCTGTATGCTGATTACACTAGAAGAAGCGAAAGAATATTTGAAGGTGGAATATGAGGATGAAGACACCCTGATTCAAACGCTGATCGATTCTTCCGAAATACTGTGTAGAGATATTATACGGCGTGATATTCTGCCGGAGGATGCTGCCGTAAAAACTGCTGTATTATATGCGGTGGGTGTGATGTTTGAAAAACGTGGCACGAATGAAGAAACGGAAAAAATGATACCTACATTGAAAAATATTCTTTCTTCCAATCGTGAGGAGGTGTTCTGATGGATATTGGTTCAATGCGACAACGGATTATTCTTCAAAAGCATATATTACACACAGACGAAATTGGAAACCATCAGTCCCAGTGGGAGAAATTTTATGCATGTTTTGCTTATGTAAATCTTGCGTCTGGAAAAGAAAATGTTACGAATATAGAAACGCTATCGGAAGATACATTGGTGTTTATATTACGCTGGTGTAAAAAATTGAGAGAAATCAATAAGAAGCAATATCGGATTTTGTTTGAAAATGAGGTTTATAACATCATTTGTGTGGATGATGTGCAGTTTACGCATAAAAAATTGAAACTGACAGCAGTTCGGGAGATACGAGGTGGAAAGAATGAGCAGACGGGTGACATCTAATCAATTGGCATCAGAGATCATGAATGCTTTGAAGGATTATAAAGAAGTGACAGATGATGTTGTAAAGCAGGCGGTCAATGCAGTTTCCGAAGAAACAAAGAAAATGGTACAATCTGCTTCCCCCACAGATAGTGGCGGGTACAAGAAAGGGTGGACTGTGAAAAAGATGAAAGATTCTGCAAGTAAAACAGAGGCTGTCGTTTATAATCGCAACAAACCCGGACTAACTCATTTATTGGAGAAAGGCCATGCAAAGCGAGGAGGGGGCAGGGTAGAAGCAAAAGTTCATATTGCACCAGCGGAATCCTATGCCATATCACAGCTTGAAGATAAGATCGTGAAAGGATTGAAATGATGGAATTAAAAGATATTATGAAGTTATTAGGTGGTCTGGGAATTCCTATCGCATATCATCACTTTGCAGAAGGAGAATCTCCAGAACCGCCATTTTTAATTTATTTGACTCCGGGAAGCCATAATTTCTCAGCAGATGGAATGGCGTACTTTAAAGTAAAGCAGTTAGATGTGGAATTGTACACGGATAAAAAAGATATTGCACTTGAAGAAGAATTGGAGAAGATTTTGGATGTACAGGGGATTTTCTATAACAAGACAGAAACATATATCAAATCAGAAAAACTGTATGAAGTGTTGTATGAATTGGAGGTATAGCAATGGGAAATAAAGTAAAATTCAACTTGAAAAATGTTCATGCTGCAAAACTGACAGAAAAGGAAGAAGGGGGAAGTACAAAATTTGAATATGGCGTACCAAAGGCTATTCCGGGAGCTGTCAGTATCAGTCTGGACGCAGAAGGAGAATCCAGTCCGTTTTATGCAGATGGAATCGTATATTTCCGTTCTGTGACAAACAATGGTTATAGCGGAGACTTAGAAATGGCGTTGATTCCAGAATGGTTTAGAACAGAAATCTTGCAGGAAAAACTGGATGCAAAGGGAGTGTTGGTAGAGAACAGTTCCGTTGCAGAAAGTGTAAAATTTGCCTTGTTATTTGAATTTGATGGGGATATTAATGCGATTAGGCACGTTCTTTATAATTGCAGTGCTTCACGACCATCTATTGAATCTGAAACAAAAGAAGATACAATTGAACCGGGAACGGAAACCTTGTCTATTACGGCAGATCCACGGTCTGACGGATTGGTGAAAGCACGAACAGGCGATACTACAGATGAGACCACATATAAAGAATGGTATAAAACGGTGTACACACCAACGGAAGAAGGAGGCGGAATGGCATGATTAAAAGAGAAATAGAAATATGCGGAAAAAAGATTCCTTTTCGTTCTTCAGCAACAATTCCCCGATTATACAGGGCAAAATTCAAAAGAGATATTTTTAAAGATTTGAGTAAATTAGAAAAATCGTATGTTGGAACACAAAAAGATGGCGCAGAATTTCAGATTGATGATTTGGAAATCTTTGAAAATGTGGCGTATATCATGGCATATCATGCGGATAACAGTATACCTTCTACAATAGAAGAATGGCTCGATCAGTTTGATATGTTTTCTATTTATGAAGTGTTGCCACAAATTTTGGAATTATGGGGAGACAATGTAGCTACGGATATTAAAGCAAAAAAAGGCTTGGCAGAAGTGAGCGGGAGATGACAACTCCCCTGTTCCTTCTGCGATGCACGGAAATAGGAATTTCTATTGTGGATTTAGATTTTTTGACGATTGGTTTGGTGATTGATATGTGGACAGAAAAAGCTAATGACAGTGTGAAATATAAGCGCTTGGCCAGTCAGGAAGACTTCGATAAGTTTTAGAGAATTATTGAATTCATAGTTTTTTCTTGATATACTTTTTATGAAAAACTATGAATTCAATTGTAATTACAAATTATATAGGAGCGAGATGGAGTGGGAATTTTTCTATAGACAATTAAAAGCAGGAAAGAATATTGACGAAACTTGTTTTTATTTTAGTGATGACGAAGACGAGAGGGAGCACATATTAGGATATTTACCGCAATTTGAAAAACCTTATTGGATTGGATATTGTGACGTAGAAGATGGATGTGAATTTGCAACAGCAAAAGAACTGGTAGAAGCATGTGTTTTTAATGGAAAATCTTTGAAAGAACGTTGGGATAAAGTTATTATATATAGTATAGAGGGAATGGATTTGCAAGATTGGTTGGAAGTGTGTGAACATTGTTATTGAAAAAAGAGGGATATATGCTAAATTTAAGTAGAATTCATGATTATTCATTTGAGAATTATAGAAAGATAAAATCGGTGAAGAGATGTGGATGCTTCTATTGTAATCGCATTTTTGATGCGGAAAAAATTCATGAATGGATAGATGATGAAAATGGACAGACGGCTGTATGTCCATTTTGTGGAATTGATTCGGTAATACCTGAAACGGTGAATAATGAGTATAAGTTAACAAAAGAATTACTTCAAGAACTGAATAGGCGTTTTCTTTAGAAACAGTCGATGAACTAAAAATCAAAAAAATATGAATTGGTTCAGTTAAGAAAATGGATTTTATGATTTGGATGCAAATTAATTTATTTTAGGTGAAATAGGAGAGGTCAGAGTGCTTAAAAGAGAGGAAATTTTAAAGTATGGTTTAACATTTTCAGACGTATATGTAGATACTCCATTTCATGATCCAAACTGGGTATTGCTAAGGTATGAAAAAAATAAAAGAGCTTTTGCATGGACTTATGAAAGGGAAGGACATATATGGGTAAATGTAAAGGTAGATCCGGAATGGCGAGATTTTTGGAGAAATACATATTCCTCAGTAATTCCGGCATATCATCAAAATAAAGAACACTGGAATTCTATTATATTAGATGGGACAATACCGGATACTGATATTAAACGCATGATTGCGGAAAGTTATGATTTGATATGTAAAAAGAAATAAATAAAATAGTGGGATGGCATCGGTTCAAAAAAAGAATCGGTGCTTTTTTCATGCTCGGAGAAATCCGGGCTTTCTTTATGTTTTTTTGGGAGGAGGTGCAGACATGGGAAACAGGATTAAGGGAATCACAGTTGAAATCGGAGGAGATACCACAGGTCTTGATAAAGCATTACGTGGTGTGAATTCTTCAATCAACAAGACACAGTCTGCCCTCAATGATGTAAATAAATTGTTGAAACTCGATCCATCAAATACTGTATTGGTGGCTCAGAAGCAACAGTTGCTTTCGCAAGCGGTCAGTCAGACAAGTGACAAATTGGAAGCATTGGAGTCTGCACAGGAGCAGGTAACGGCGGCTTTTCAAAAAGGGGATATAGGACAGGACAAATATCAGGCATTTCAAAGAGAGGTAGAGGAAACGCGAGGAAAGCTGAATCAGTATAAAAATGATTTATCCTCTCTCCAAACGGAACAAGACCGTCTATCTTCCAATACAGCGAGATTGGAAAAATTATTTTCTTTGACAGGAACACAAGTGGATGATTATGCGGATGTTCTTGGAAGTAAATTAGTATCTGCGATTAAAAATGGAACTGCCAATTCAGATCAAATGAAGACAGCCATCGAGAAAATTGGAAAGTCTGCAACGGGTGGGAAAGCAGATATCCGTCAACTGACCGATGCGCTGGATACGGTTGATGATGGAGAAGCTATCCGTAATCTGATTGAAGAATTAAAGCAGGCAGGGGATGCGGCTCAGGATACTGCCGAGGATGTGGGGCAGATTGCGGAAAATACAAAAGGTGCTGCCTTGATGCAGACTGCAGATCAGCTTTCTGCTGTAGGAGATAAAATTCAGGACATCGGAACAAAAGCAATGGATGCTTATTCGGAAACAGAGAATGCGGTCATAAAAGTAAATGCGTATTTTGGAGAAACCGGACAGGCAGCAGAAGAATCGGCCAATGTTATTAAAGCTGTGTATTCGGATGGCGTTGGAGAAAGCATGGACAGCGTGGCAGATGCCGTCCTTATAGTAAAAAAGAACTTGGGTGATCTGAGTGAAACAGACCTTACTAATTTGACACAGCAGGCCATTACGTTGGATGAACTGTATGGAATTGATATGAATGAAACGCTTCGTGGTGTGAATTCCTTAATGCAGCAGTATGGTTTAACTGCACAGGAAGCGATGGATTATATCGTAGTTGGTACACAGAATGGCTTGGATAAAACAAATGAGTTAGGAGATAACCTGAGTGAATATGCAGGAAAGTTTTCTCAGGCAGGATATTCGGCATCGGAGTATTTCCAATTGCTGGACAATGGCTTGAAGAATGGTGCGTATAATCTTGACAAGGTAAATGATGCCATCAATGAAGTGACTACCCGTCTTGTGGATGGAACAATTGGAGAGTCCATTGGTTCTTTTTCTACAAAAACACAGGAACTATTTACTTCATGGCAGAATGGAGGGGCAACACAGAAGCAG